GGGTCTCCTGAACCTTGCATCGTTCCCTGATCGTATCGTACTCCATTGCTGGAGAAGATTGTGTTTCCTACGATCAACGAGTGCCAGTCAGCTATCATGTCATGATAACGTGGATGGAACATACGAAGAAGGATTGCTCTCTGAAATGCGACGATGACAGCCGACCTAGTTCCATCCATACGGTGGAAATCTGACAGTGAGATCATTTTCGAGATCTTGCCAATCGAGGCCACCCGTCTGGCGACCTGGCCTGGTTGATAACCACAGGCTATGAATGGGGAGAACTCGTGCATCTTGTCCATGGCAGCATATGCAATGCTTGATGTCATGAACTTGACAAGAGAGGGGACCGTTGTGATCCCACGTGGATCCTTGAAGCCCGCGTATGCTTCACACTTTTGAAACTGCTTGAGTGCTTCCCTCTCGGGTACGTTGAGCTCAAAAAGAGCATACTCAAGATCAGCCTGCTGACTGGGTCTGGACTGTCTAGCACAGACTTCGTCAACAGAGGCGGGGTGCAGCGTGCCTTCATGGCCATCGCAGAGCATCCTGACGTATTCGGAGATAAACCTCTTAGCCTGTCCAGACATATGGGTTTTCTCGGGACGAATACACTCAGAACGGTACCTGAGGAAAGCGCGATCGTTGTCATAACAATCAAGCGCAACCGTGGTTTTGCCAGCAACTGGAGTGCTCATCATGGGCACAATCGATTCCTTGAACTCAGGAACGTCGCTTGGAGCCATCACGTAGACTTGGGGCTGAACGGGTTCAGCGAAAACGTACGACCTCTCTTTGTGGGTGAGACCCGAACGAGCGTACGCAATAGCAAGCCGGAGCTGGTCATTGCGTGGTCGCCTGTTGGTTCTGACCTTGAGAAGTTTACGATAATCTGGAAATCCTTCGGTCTGCTCCTCCCCGTCTTTTGTGATTATGCCGCCTGACAGAGCGAGTCTGACGGTGCCGGGCGTGATCTTAAGATCATTGAAACACACAGCGTTCCGAATTGTGTCGATAACGCTTTGTGGGCAATAAAAAGAAAGGGGGGATTTGGGTGATGATAGGGCAAAATACGGCATGTCCTGTTGTACCATGTGCATGCAGTAGAAAGTGTTGTCATTGGATTGACGGTTGGTTATGGTGACTGTGTCTGGGACCAACCTTTTGAGGTGGTTTTTCCAGATGGATTTGTACCATAGAAGAGTCTGATACCAGTTGAATTGTGCAGCTGGACTCAGAAGAGTGATTGCCCGGTTCTCCTCCATACTCAGTTGTGTCACTGTGTGATAAGTAGAGGTCAAACCGGAGAGAAAAAG